TCACTAGCACCTCCATCCAGTTCACCGTGACTTCCGCGGGAGGCACGTACACTTCTGGCGGCACTGTTGGACGACTCTATGCAACGCCGGACGCGTGGAACACGGCGACGCAGGGCGCGATCGGCATTGGCAACATCAAAGTCGGAGAGATGTACGCAGACGGCACCGGCGTGTTCGAGCAGCTCACGCCGACCGTGCTTGCGTTTGGCGGGGCAACAGGTACGACGACGGCACAGTATCGAATGCTGCGCGCGTGGGGGACGCACTACTACAAGGCGCGCCTCGACTCTGGAGTGAAAATCCGCCGAGCGATCAACAACACCACGAACCCGCACGCTATTCGTATTTCGGAACCGTTCTTCAGAATCCAAGGTGTCGGCGTTGAGCTTGTGGACACGTACGTGTCTGGCGGATGGACGACGAATAACGTCATCAACTGCGAGGTCAACAACGTCACGATCCTGTCCTGCACGGTCATCAGCGGTGCCTATCACACGGCTGCCGCAGGAACTGTGAATGGCATCGTGGCACAGTCTGGAAGTTCGATCGCGTACACGACCGTCATCGGCCCGCAAAACCAGCTGGCGCGCGTTGGAAACGGAATCTTCTTTGGCGGGCTAGCAGCTGGCGAGATCACCAACTGCACGGTCTACGGCTGGGATTACAGTCTCGACGCCTTGTCGGGCGGGATTCGTTCGGCAAATACTCAGCTGCTAGTGACGAATACAGCGGTGTTCAAGCAGCAACGCATCGACCAAGCGTTTGCTGTTACTAGCGGGCGCGACATCAACGTGCCCGCGGGCCGAGCGTTCAACTGCATTACGAGCGACATCGTGTGGTCGCTTGGCTTGTCCGTCGGATGCGTGCAGGGCTTGCAAGCTGTTGAGGAGCTGGCCTACCCAGAGTTCCTCGATCTTCGACCTGTCGAGGGCTCGCAGTCCACGACGCAAAAGGTCGGTCAGGTCAATCAGACAACGTTCACAAAGGATGCCGAAGGCAACGCTCTTCCGACTGGCGCGGAAGGCTTGGTAAACATCGGAGCGTACAACCAGACGACCGTGCCGCAGTCGGTCGCGCCGATCACCGTGGTCGAAAAGACGATCGGCACCGGAGGCGACTACGCGACGATCGCAGCTTGGGAAGCGGACACCGACAATCACCTTGTCGGCTTGCAGCAGGTACAGCGGGGCTTCCTCCTTGACTCCTCGTACAACGAACAGATCACCATCAGCGGTGCAATCACCGATAAGCGCCGATACCGCGAGCTCCGATACGCTGGAGGCAATCGCTACGACGCGCTGAACAACACGGGCGCGTACGTCTACAGCGCGGCTGCGACTGGCGCGGTCATCAAGCTGGATGAGAAGTATGCGCGACTGACCGGCATCAAGGTCGAGAGCACGTACACGGGCGCAGCTGGAGCTTCGGGTCCAAACGTAGTTGAAGTCTCAAAGTCTGACTGCATCGTGGATGCCGTCGTGGCAGAGCAAAACAGCGTCACGGGCTCTTCAACGGCGACAACGTGCTTCCTTGTGTCAAGCGCCACGGCTGACCGCGTGCGCTTTCGCAACTGCATCGCGCTTGGGAATGGCAACACCGCTGGCGCGTCCGTCGGCTTTTCCCTGAACGGCATCGAGACGCGTGCGCAGAACTGCCTATCAACGCGTATGCGCCGCACGACTACCGGCACCTGCTTCACGTCTGCGGTATCGACCGTGCGCTTTGAGAACTGCTTTGCTGGCAACGGCGACGTAGGTTTCAACACTCCCGCTGGCACTCAACGTTACAACGGCTCCGTCGATACTACGGCGGCGGGCGTCGGCTCTCTTACGAGCGTAGTCGTGGCCGACACGTTCCAAGACGCGACGAACGGCGACTTCAGATTGAAGGCCGGATCTGTCTTGATCGACGCGGGCGTGCCGCTCGACCTTGAGTTCACCGCAGACGTGACGGGCGCGAAGTGGACGCGGCCTTGGAACATCGGACCGTTTGTGGCCTTTGTCGCGCCGCCCATGTATCCCGCGGCCAAGACCGCGCGCACGCATCGGTACTGCCCGATCTGGAAGATCCAGACAAACCTAGGCGACGAGCTGCGCATCGCTGGGCACGACTCGAACCTCTATCACAACGGCGAGCTCTACGAGGCTCAGAGCGGCCTCGACACGACGGCGTACCGCGCCGAAGGCGGTCTGCGCGATCACCAGCTCGAGGCGTTCGGCTTCATTAGCAGCGACCGCATCACCTACGCGGACCTCGACGCTGGGGTGTACCAGAACGCCAAGGTCACGATGTTGCTGGTTGACTGGAAGTACCCGTACCTCGCGCCGGTCCACAAGGCAGTCTTTTTCCTGCGGCGAATCCGCTTTGACGGCGAGCAGTGGCGCGCCGAGGCCGAGGGCTTGACGAGCGTGCTGAAGCGCACCGTCGGGCGCGTCTACTCGCCGCTGTGCCCGTACCAGCTCGGCTCACCGAATCCGCTGCCGAACGGGCGCGCGGGCTGCGGCGTGGACATCTCGCAGTTCACGGAATACGACATCGAAGTGGCTTCGGTCAGCGACGATCGACGCGTATTCCGCGCGAAATCCGCAGCACCTAACGAACTGCCGAGCTTCTCCGATCACTATTTCAATCAGGGCGTCGTGACGTGGACCACGGGCGCAAACATCAATCGCAGCGCGGATGTCGTGGCATACACCGACAGTACGCGTGAGCTTACGCTGGCGATCGAGCAGCCATTCCCGATCGCGGTCGGTGATCGGTTCAACATCGTGCACGGCGACGATCACACGATCAACACGTGCAAGACGCGCTTCGGCAACGAGGACAACTTCGGCGGCGACCCGTACATTCCTGGCTCCCAGCGCGCGTATCAAACACCGTGACCCAAGCACAAGTCATCGCGTGCGCTCGCACATACCTTGGGACACCTTGGAAGCATCAGGCGAGGCGTAAAGGCATCGCTGTGGATTGCATCGGCCTTCTCGTTGGAGCTTTCAACGAGGCGGGCTACGCGATCAACGACGTGACCGACTACGGGCGGAACCCGAATCCTCGCCGCCTCATGGAGCACCTCAACCTCTACTTCAAGCGGATGGCGCCGACGGGTGCGGAGCTCAAGGCTCAGGCAGACCGCGACGCATGGGAGAACGCTGGAGTTGGTGACGTGCTGTTGTTTAGTTTTGTGGGTATGGACGTTCCGCAGCACGTCGGAATCTGCACGGGCAGCAACTTGCTGCACACGTATCAGGGCGCAGGTATGGTCGTCGAGCACGCCATGACCGCGGACTGGCAGCGCGCCCTGCATAGCACGTGGAGGCTGCGCGAATGGCAACGCTAGTCGTCGCTGCGCTGTCCGCGGCTGGCACGTTTGGCACAGCCGGTGCGGTATCTACCGCCGTCTACACCGCCGCGGCTTACGCAGCTGCTGCCTACGTGGATTCGCTTTGGATCAGCCGCATCTCGCAGCCGGATCCGATCGAAGGCCCCAAAGCTGGCTCGGTGCGGCTCAACACGACCGAGGAAGGCGATCCGGTGCAGGAAGCCTACGGGCGCGAGTGCCGCGTCGCCGGTCACGTGCTCGACGTGTCCGAGCTCATCGAGGCGCAGAACACGACTAGCGCAAACGGCAAAGGCGGCTCGGGCGCAGAGTTCACCGAATACACCTACTCTTGCCACGCGATGATCTCCTTTGGCCTCGGGCCCGCGGAGGACATCACGCGCATCCGAGCCAACGGCAAGACGATCTGGGCCAAGTACCCAAATGTCTCGATCAACAGCACGTTGATCGCTGGAGTGGTGACGCGTGTTTCCAACGCGTACTACACGCAAGGCACTACGTTCGCGTCCAACAATGCGACGTGGAATAACACGGCAAAGACGCTGACCTTCAGTACCACGACCGTCATCGAAGGGTACTACTCAAGCACTAACAACCCGCAGCCGGTCACGGACCTGATCGGGCGCATTGTTACAGTGCTAAATCCGAGCGCCGTTGGATTGAACGGTGCCAGCTTTGCGATCACAGCCGCTTCGGTAACCGTCTCCGGAGGTGTTCGTACTTACGTGCTGACTATCGGGTCCGCGACCGGAGTATCGAACGGCACGCTGTCGATCCAGATCGACTCTGGAACGCCAACGAACGCTGGCACGGTGTGGTATCTGACGATGACCTCCACATCGACGCTGGCAGATCTCTCAGAGATCCAGATCGGCGGAAACTATCTTCAAATCACTGCGCCCGCAGGAGCGGTCGGAAACTATCAGGTCGTGGACTCTGGCACGAACGCTGATAGCACGACCTTCTGCAAAGTGAGAGGCACGGGTGCGAGCGCGCCGTTTGCTGCGTTCAGTAGCGGCACGACGGTCACCTTGTTTCAAAACAACCCTAGCTTCTCGCCTAAAAAGATGGCCGAGGCTCCAAACTTCCACCGCGGCGGCGTCAGCGGATTGCTCGGTGCGGAAGATGCTCCGGTGGATGAACTCTTCGCCAGCCTTCGCGCGCCGAATCCCGTGCCCGCTTATCGCGGGAAAATCGTTGTCACGTTCAAGGGCTTGCAACTCTTCGACTACGGCAACACGCTGCCGCAGTTCGAGGCCGACATCGTGCAGAGCAGCACCGCCGAGGTGAAGGATTACATCGGGCAGGTGTGCCGCGATGCAGGCCTTGGCGACGAAGAGTTCGAGGCCGACGCGATCACGAACACCCTGCTCGGCCTCCCGATGCGCGGACCCAGCGACGCCCGCGACCGAATCGCTCCGGTGCTCATAGGATACGAGCTGGTGACGAGCGAGAAGGACGGCGTGCTGCGCTTCTCGTATCGCAAGGACGTGCCGACGGCGACGGTCGATGCGCAGGACTTGAGCGCGCGCGAAATCG